TTGTAGGTTCAACAACAAATGTACCATCAGCAATACTTGCAGCAGATTCCACCACCAAAGGTTTCCTCCCACCTCGGATGACAACAACACAAAAGAACGCAATCAGTACACCAACGGCAGGGTTGCAAGTGTATGATACAACATTGAATCAAATGTCATATTACAATGGCACAACATGGATTAACTTTTAAACAAATATAAAAATGGCAAAAAAAATCCAACCACAACAAGTATGGGTAAATGGCGAAAGCAAATCAGCAGAGTATTTTCAAGTTACTTGCATTAATGACAACTACGAAAATTCAGCAACAAACTATTGGCAGTTGTTCACCAAGAACGTAGATGCCGAAGGTGTTGAATCAATGGGTGAGCAAGTTGCTCAAGGAAACTTGACAATTGATGGTGCTGATTACATAGCATGGGGAGACCAACCCGCAATGAGTATAAATGCTTGGATTTATCAGTGGTCAGCGGATAAATTAAATTTAGTAATTTTACATTAAATTAAATACTATGACACTTATTGAACTGAAGGCATCCGCTTATGATTGTTTAGCACAGATTGAGTACTTGCAAAAGCAATTGCAAGAAATCAACCAAAAGATTGCAGAAGAACTCCAAAAAGAGAAAAACGAAAATGGATAAAAAGATTAGTGCATTACCGATTTCATTTGAGCAGTTCAGTAAAGACCCAGTAAAAGGTTTTCTGTTCATTACATTAATCGCGATTGGTTACTTATATGTTGACCAAAAGTTAATGTACACCGAGCAAATTGAAAGTCAAGGTTCAAAGATAGAGAAGTTAGAAGCAAAGATTGATGCACTTGGAATACAACTCAAGAGGTCTGATTCATTGCTCTCTGCAACCACATCTAAAATCTTAGTCCTTCAAGAACTCGGTAAAATCAAATGAAACGATTAATTGCTATACTATTTATATCATCATGTGCTAACCCTATCAAGGAGGAGAAAGTCCTTTTTGATGGGGTTGACACTATCCTAATGCAATCAAAGGAACATATTGACACAGTTGTTAAGTTCCTACCAAAAGTTGACAAGCATATAGAGAAAGCAGAGAAGGAAGTCTTGAGCAATGTGCAAAGCATCAAATTGCAAAATGCTAAACTCAAAGAGGATGCCAAAATAGTCAAGACAATTACCATAAGGGATACCATCATCATCAAGGAAAAGACTAATTTTTGGGGCAAGAAAAGAACCTCTACTGACTCCATTACAACAATAGATTCAACTGAACAACAATGAAGCAATTTTTTTGTGAAGAAAACGGCAGACTATCAATGAAAAGGTTATGTGGATTTATCTGTGTGATCATCATCTGCGTTACAATGTATCATAACTCTTTCTATGAAACTGAACCAAGTGAGGCACTTGTTTACTCTGTGTCTGCTCTTGCATTTGGGTGCCTTGGTTTGACATCTGCTGAGAAAATATTCAAGAAGGATGAGAACAAAGATTGATGCACCAACATTGCTACTTATTGCAATTGCATTGCTTTTGTTATTCCTTTGGGTAACATCTTGCAATCCAGTAAAGCGAGTTCTCAACAATCAAGAGATGTTGGAAGAAGTAGCAAAGGTTGTGGTAAAGGGAGGATGGTGTGCTTCAGACACTACATTCATTGTAAAATCAGACACCTTAATTGAGGTTGATACTTTGGTGAGGATTGATACCCTTACCGATACCTATGTACTAAATGATACAACCTACATAACCAAGTGGAAAACAAGGGACATCACCAAGTCAATCACCATTCACGATACCATTAAGTCATTCATCGTTGATAATGCTCGTGTGAGATTATTACAAGCTGATTCAGCACGTTTAACAACTGAGGTAGGTGAATGGAAAGGAAAAGCAAATAATCGTTTATCTTGGTTAATATCACTTCTTATCATCATTGGAGTATTTATATATTTAAAACTTAGGAAATGAAATTGTCGGAACACCTTGACCTATCGGAAGTAATCCGGTCTGAATCAGCAAAAAGAAAAGGAATAAGCAATATGCCAACACCAGAGCATATTGAGAACTTTAAATTATTGGCAGAAAAGATATTCCAACCAATTAGGGAACATTTCAGATGCCCTATCCACATCTCATCTGGTTACAGATCAAAGGCGCTGAATGATACGATTCCAGGGGCATCTTTGACCTCACAGCATTGTCAGGGCGAAGCGATAGATATAGATATGGATGGCACACCAAATGGTGTAACAAATAGAATGGTGTTTGATTACATCAAGGATAACCTTGAGTTTGATCAGCTTATCTACGAATTTGGTGATGCAAATAATCCAGACTGGGTACACGTTTCCTACGAGTCAAGCGGTAAACAAAGAAAGCAGATACTAAGAGCAGTTAGAACTAACGGCAAGACTTCGTATCTGCCTTATTAAGGCCAGAGCATAATGATTGTTTTCACCCCCTTATGTCTATGAGGGGGTTTTTTAATATTATTAAAAAAAATATATATCAACTTTGTGTTTTGTATATAAAACCTATATATATTTGCTAAAACAATAACACAATGAAAGAAATTAGAGAACTAAGAAAACAAAAGGGGATAACCCAAGAAAAGCTTGCATACCTAAGTGGTGTCACTACCGTAACAGTCAACAGAGCAGAAAACTCTGGTAAGATGCGCCAAAGCACTTATATCAAATTGGTCAACACATTAAACACACTCCAAGATGCTGTATCTATGCCTGTTAATTCTGGGTTGTAGTTTGGTGGGAATAGTATTGAAAAATTATGACAAGTTATCCTCACAAGAAATGGTACAACGCAGAACCTTATACCAAATCCCGTCAGCATTTTGGGATGAGTACAACTCAATCACCCTTGACATCTACTATATGTCAAACGCAAGCGCAGAAGCCATCAGATACAAAATTGAGGATTTTGAGTACAAATATGCTCAAACAATTGACCAAAGCGTTTACAACGATAGGATGGCAGACATTCTCTCCTCTTACAAAAAGAAGCAAGAATTTTTAAACAATAAAACAAAGCAAAATGGGACTAACTAACAGTCAAGGCGGATCAAAAGTGTTTTTATCAATTAGCAATGGCAAGCTTGTAAGAAGCTTCAAAGAAAAGACAGAGGGCGCGGTATCTCGTGTCAACAAAGCCGGTCGCGAAGTATTTGAGATGTTCTATGACTCTCTTGAGGGGATAATCAAAGAAGTTGGAACAAAAGAGTCCGACTATGGCAAATTCTTGGTAGTACAAGTTGAGTCAAATGGTGTAAACTATCAGCTTGAGATGAACTTCTCATCTGGTTACTCAGCATCTTTTCTCAAGACCCTTCCAAATGTCAACCTATCGCAAAGGGTTCAAATCACCCCAAAGCTTACAATTGAGGGTGACAAGAAAAAAAGTATATGCTTCCTCAACCAAAATGGTAGTGGCTTAAAGTGGGCATTCACAAAGGACAATCCAAATGGTATGCCTGACCTGGTAAAGATCAAAGTAAAAGGCAAGGACACTTGGGATGACTCAGATAGGATGGAGTTCCTTGAGAACTATGCTAAAGGTTTATTTGGTGGCTCTAAAGCACCAGTTATTGATGATGAAGTTCCTTTTTAAACCAAATGGAGTGGGCATATTGCTCACTCCTTACTTTTTTAAATACAAAATATGCAAAATTTCAACATTGACATCAACAAAGGCCGGATTGAGTTCGTGGACAATCGGTTTTATGCTACTGAGAACGGCAATTATGTCCCATCAGTCACCACAATTTTAGATGCATACCCAAAAGACGCAGCTTTCTTTAAATGGCTCAAAGATGTGGGTCAAGATGCTGACACCATTCGTGATGAGGCTGGTAGGAGAGGATCACTTGTGCATGAACTGACTGAGCAGTACGATCAACACCAAGAAGTGACATTTGTCAACCAACATGGAAAGCCTAAGTACAAGATGCTTGAATGGGCGATGTTTGAGAGATATGTTGACTTCTGCAATACCCAGAGTCCAAAGATGCGAATGATGGAGATGCACTTCTCGTCTGATGTGCTTGGGTTTGCCGGCACAGTTGACAGAGTACTTGAGATAAATGGCAAAGAGTACCTGGTTGACATCAAGACATCCAACAATATGCACAACTCGTATTGGCTACAATTGGCAGCTTATAATGAGCTACTAAAGGAATATGACTACCATGTTGATGGGGTTGCTATATTGTGGCTTAATGCCAAGACAAGGACTGCCGGAAAGGGAGGAGCAATACAAGGCATTGGTTGGCAACTACTGACCAGGACACTTGAGGAGTCAGCACAAGATTGGAAAACATTCCAAACAACATTTCAACTCTGGAATTCAATCAATGAGGACATCAAGCCAAAGCGCACATCTTACCAAATAACACATCAGAAGAATGAAGGATAAAATAGTAGAGCAAGTGGTGAACAAGTTTAACGAAAGGTCACAAAGAGGCATTACAAAGTATGGGTCAACCTTAGAGAGAAATGATCTTGATGTTGTAGATTGGATGAACCACTTGCAAGAGGAGTTAATGGATGCCATCCTTTATTTAGAACGAATGAAAAAAGACATCAATGGGTAGCTCAGTTGTATCATGTATCCATCACCTAAAGCTTGCTGATGAGTATGCAAAGGACTTTGTTCGTGCCAACCCTGGCACTCGTGGCTCAGCAATCTTTGCCAATTATTCGTTAAAGCTAAATTGGATACTACGAGATGTTGTAACTTACCCTCACTTTGATGATGATGTGAGAGAAGGGATGAGAAAGGAGATTGCATCTGATGCATTTTCCTATGACTCACTGACTGAGAAGCTTGCACTTCTTAACCCTGATCAACGTGAGGAACTTGATGGACTTTTGACTGATATTTTGAAAGGAAAAACAATTGAAGTAATAATCAAATAAACACAATGCAAAAACAAAAAATACATACTCAAACAGCAGTTGAATGGTTATGGAATGAAATAGATAATTTAATACCATATCAAGATATTAATAAAGCAGAAAAATTTATTGAATTGCTTAAAGAGGCCAAAGAAATTGAGAAAGAGCAAATTGAGGAAGCATTCAGTATTGGTGAAATGAACAATGATTCACACCATTATACTGGCAGGAAAATACACAAAGATCAAGCAGATTACTTCAACAAAACATATGCCAAATGACACCTTACGAACTTTGGCAACTTGAAACTTATGGCAACTATTACGAAGAAGATGAAACGCAACATGATGTTGAATCCGATTTGGATTAAATGCCGATGCTGTAAATCTTTATACACAATAACACTAAAAAAACAATCACTATGTCCAAAATGCAATTGCCTAAATGGGTTGATATGTCAACCTACGAAAGACACAAACTCCTTGGAGAGTTAATTGATGCCATGATCTACTCTGGCGAAGCCGTACAACACCTCAAAGTAACTGTTGAGCAGTTCAGATTGATGGGGTATGTTAGGTCGGTAATCTTGCCTCAAAATGAGCCTGATGAGGTATGCCCAGACTGCGATGGCAAAGGATGCGATAATTGTACATTCGTAAAACCAAGTGAACTATGAAGAAGTGTTCAAAATGCAAAAAAGAAAAGCCAAAGTCTGAGTTCTATGTCAGCAACAGAAGGCTTGATAAGCTTGCGGTCTATTGCAAAGACTGCGAGAAGAAAGGAAGAAAGAAAAAGGAAGATGAATACGCAAGCCTTTATGGTTTGATTTAAAAAAAATAACATGGCACAACAAAAAGAAAACATGACCGCTGTTGAGTGGTTAGAATATTTACATAGAGAAGAAATACTTATTAAAAAGTCTTTTGAAATGGCAAAACAAAAGGAGAAAGAGCAAATAGATAATGCTTGGTTAAATGGGTTCGGGAAAGTAATTGAGGAACAAAAGTATTGGAACGGATTTATTTTAGGCATATTCGTAGGAGGTATTTTGGGTATTATAGTTGTTAGGTTAGTAGACAATGGTATATTATAAAAACAAATAAACAATGGCACAATGTAAATGTTGCGAAAGAGAAAAAGAGTTAAGATTTGGATTTTGTTTCGACTGCGCAGATGCTGAATCTGTAGTAGCAGATGGTGTGGATATGTATGATAATGAAATTATCAAAGAAAATGATATGTCAACATCAATGTCTAAAGTGAAATGGATACTTAAAAAATTCAATGTAATTATAAACAAATAAACTATGGAACAACAAACGAAAATTGACGCAGCTATTCAAGAGATTAAATATAAAATTGAATTAGCGGAAAGGGAGTATCAATCTGCTGTCACTAAGATTAATACTCTTAGAGATGTACTTGATAATCTTGATAAGATTAAACGAGAAAAATTGCAATAACATGGCACAA